CCTTCATCCTGCCCTATGGTTTCCACGCCCCCCGCCGAGGCGAATTTGAACCCGTCCGTGTCGAGAAAGCAGGCCCCGCCCCTCACTGGAACCACCGATTTGGCCCCGACAGAGCCGGTGCTCTTTTCCAGCAGATCGAGCCGGTAATAGGAGCCGGCAGACTGTACCGAGGCGAGGCTCACCGCCTCACGCTGGAAGATAAGCGCCTGTGCATTCGAGACGGCAGCACCCGCGACCAGCGCTCCGCCATCCTCTACAGGCTGGCTGTCAGCTACACCCACGCCGGGCGTCCACGACGTATGGTCGTTCAGGTCCGAATTGCGGATCAGCCGGTTATCGCCGTCGCAATCCAGCGCCATGACGGTTCCGGCGAATTCGAAGATAAATCGCGCCGTTGGGGCACCGGAGACCGAAGCTGTTGACCCTCCAGACTCCACGTCATAGGCGCGAACACCATCTGTGATATTGCTGCCCAGGAGCTTCGTACCGAAGCGCATGAAGCTCTCATTGTCGCCCGATGGTACGCTGTGGCCCGAGGCAATCGACGTGAGCGACCCGTCTGCGCCCATCGTGTACCAGTTCGAGGCCGTGGCGATATAACGGGCGTAGGTGCCGTCAGCCTTGGGAAACGAAATATGCCCCTTGGGCGCGCTTGCCAAAGCATCCGAAGTGGATAGCGTCACCAGTTGCGGCATAGGCCCATATGAGCCGTCAGCCCTTGGAATAACCCCATCGATCACAGCGGAGCGGCCCGGAGTGGTTGGGGCCAGACCGGGTGCGAAGATGCCGAAGGGGATCACCTAGATTTCGCCTTCCAGGTTCACGCCACGGAAGGGCCATTTGCCGAGCAATGCAGGATCATGGGCAAGCTGGCCCGCCTTGCCGCTGGTTATCTCCCTGCGGACTTCCTCTATTCCCTCGTCAAGAATCGCCTTCCATGCCACCGCGTTCTGGATTTCCTCGCGATAGGCCGCGCCCCAGATCAGCGTTGCAGCGAGGTACAGGTCAGGATGGTTGGTCAGCAGCCAGTTTGTGGTTGCCGAATCCGAAAGCGCGAACTTCTCACGATAGATAAAGCGGAACGTATCTGCGGCATCCAGTGGGCGATTGAGGACAAGCTGGTTGTCGTCGCTGTCATAGGCCCATTCGGACGGTTCACCATTGTCGTCCAGAAACGACAGGCTAGCGAGGGACCGCATAACCAGATCGGACTCGTCGCCATCGTCATTGACGAATTTCAGCGCGACAGGTCGGGAAATGGACAGGGACGAAACGGAGATATTGCGGCTTGAGGACGTGCCGGTAAGTGTCGTATCGACCTCTACTGCCGCAATCTTGCGGTTCAGCCGCGCTTCGGCAAGATCAATCCAGCCCTTGACCTCATTGGTTTCCGCCGGGCGCTCGATAAAGTTCAGCGCAGCGGACTGAAGCCCACTGTAGGTGGTGAAATCCAGTGTAGCCATGGACTACCTCTCAGGCCGCTTCCGGCCGGGTATCGAGCATTTCTTCAACGCCGCGACGGGCGCGCTCCAGAACGCGGGCGTAGTTCTCGTCTACCGACTTGTCGGAGCGGCCTTCTTCCAGAGCCTCGGCATTCTGGCGAACGATGTCGTTCACCCAGCGCGAGCGGTATTCGACCATCGGGAAGTTGCCCCTCAGCATGGCCTTGCGCCATTCGGGTTCGTCCATCTTGTCGATGATGAGGTTGGCCTGTCTGCGGCGTTCCCCGGCCAGCAGATCGAAATACGAGGCCCAGAAAGCAACATCCCTCAGACCTATCGTCTTGCCGGGGTGCTTGTTGGAATTAACCTTGACATCGACCATTGCGTAGCGCCCGATCATGCGGGCTATGTCGTCAAGCCAGTGGTCTATGAACCAGAAGGGGAAGTGCGGGGGCTGGACGTAGCCCATGAGTTCGACAAGACGGGTCGTGGGTGCCTGAAGGAAAGGGAAGGAAGCGTTCGCCATTGGTGTGCAGACAACGCCAATCCCATCGGGAAACTGTGCTGCGCGCTCCAGAATGAGCCGGTCAAAGCCCTTGGTGCGGATTGGGGTATGGTCTACACCAACCAGATAGACATCTGCCGGCGCTTCGGTCAGTGCGCGCTGGTATTTCAGGCCACGGGTTTCTTCGCGGGGCTTGACCGACACTTTGATATGCGGGTCGTCTTCGATATCCTCGCGATACAGGGCTTCAACCGTTTCGTGGTCGTCCCTGTCGGCGCAGATCAGGATAGTCGTGTCAGGCTCGGTGATGTTGTCTCGAAAGGTCCGAACGGTATCCAGCAGCAGTTCCGGCCTGCCGCGCGTGGCGATTTCAATCGTGAGCTTCATTCGCCCTGCCTTTCAGCCACTTGCCGATATTGCCCGTGAAGGTGTGCTTGCCGGTGTGACCAAGCGTCAGTTCGGGATCAATCCAGACCTGACCGCCCAATTCCCGCCAGCGTTCGCAAAACACGTAGTCCTCGCCGATATACAGCCCGTTCCGGTATTCCAGATCGAACAGGCAGTGGCAGAGGATCGACGGGTCGCTGTGGTGCAGGAACGGCCTGTCGCTGGCTTCCGTCATGCGCTCCACAGCCGCCCGTGTGAGCCGCGTGAAGCCCATCGGGACAGCCCGGACCTCGAGAAGCCCCGTATCGGGATCGGCCCACAGTTCCGGCTTGTCGAGCCAATTGACGGGATAGGATTCATCCATCTTCTTGTGGCGATAGACGCCCGCCACGAAGTCTACGGGATGGGAGAGCATCCGAAGCACCGCGCCCGGCTCCCACGACACGTCAGCGTCGATGAAAAACAGGTCGGTGCAGTCGGATGCGAGGAATTTGGCGACGAGGTAGTTTCTCGCCTGCGGGATGATTGAGTCACCCTTCCAGACTAGAAATTCCGCCCCGTCGCCATTTGCGAGCAGTTCGCGTTCTGTCGCTTGCAGGGACGCCGTTGTCGGCGCTTCAATTTCCCCCGAAAGCGTCGGGATCGCGAAGAATACCTTGCTCACGGTGGCTTAGGACGAGCTGACCAGTCCGTAAGCCTGCATCGCCGTCTGGAGCTTGAAGACGGTCGTGATCAGCGAATCCGCTGCCGCAGACGAAGTGAAGCCCCACTGCGTTGCCGAGATCGACACGGCAGCGGTGGAGGTCGGTGCAGCGATGCTGGTTGCGTAGCGGACAACCGGCGTTTCGCCGAAGAAGCCCACCTTGTCGCTGGTATCCTGGCCAAGACGAACGCCGTCCGTCCCGCCGTCGGAGAGTTCCTTAACAGCCATGAGACTGTCCTTTCATGATGTTGGGGGAAGGAATGGAGGGGCTTCGGCCCCTCGCTATCAGGTCGTGCCGCTCAGGCGATGAGCCAGACGGTTGTCCACGGTCTTGGTGCCGTAGAGAATGTCCAGACGCCACGCCGAGTGATCGTTGATGCCGTCATAGACGGGGATCACGCGAACGCTGGTGCCCTTGTAGGACTGACGGCCAACATCGACCGCGCCCGGAGGCGACACCAGCGGGACGGATACCAGAGCGAAGGCGTTCTTGTGGAACACCATGTTCTGGCGATAGCCGGTGCTGGCAGTGCCCATCACGGTAACAGTGGTCGTGCCATCGACAGGCGTTGCGCTGACGTTCTGGAACGGCCCTGACGTGATGATCGGAGGCGCGATCTTGATCGCCGTATCGCCCGCTGCCGTGGTCGTGTCCTCAAGAACGGTGAACTGCTTCTCGAAAGACAGCGTGGCCTTGGTGACGGGGTTGACGGCGTAGATGCTGCCCAGAGTGATGATATCGCCGGCCTTCAGCGTCGATGCATCCCATCCATCCGTGGACAGGTACATGTAGCCCAAGTCCTTCACGTCATCATACGATGCGCTCAGGCCCGAATTGGCGGCGGTAGTGCCGTCTCCCGTGCCGGTCGCCGCATCGACCACCGCAGTGGAATCATCGGCCGCACCTACCGTATGGGTCGGCACGTTCTGGGACATGTAGGTGTCAACGCCGCCGATCATGCCGAGCGAACCCTTGCGGTAAGCGCCCTTGGCCACATCCTGCATGTAGAGGGCAGTCTGCGAGCCGAGCAGGCCCCAATGGTCGGCGGGCGACAGGACCGCGCACCGATCGTCCATCGGATTGGCGTACTCGTCCATGCGCTCCGGAGCCTTGGCGAAGTCGGCGTAGGAATTGATCGGCGTTGCCGGGCTGCCCAGCCAGGACGGAACGTCCTTGTACAGAGCCATCAGATCGGTATCGACCTGGTTGGCGAGCTGCACCATGGCGGGCTTGATGACGCGCTCGGACAGGCTCTTGATGTCGAGGGTCAGTTCCTGCGAAGTGAACTTGAAATCGACGCCCTTGCGCTTGTCCACGGTGATCGTGGTCTTGCCCTCGGTAACGTCCTGCGTGTTCATCACAGCGCCGTCGCGGACGGTGAAGTCGGTCGGCTTGCGGATCGAGATGGTTGAACCAACCGTGTATCCGTTGACCTTCTTGGAGAAATCCTCCTCGTAGCCGCGAAACACCTTCTTGGCCATGACGAGTTCGTTATCGAGGATCATCACCGCTTCTTTGGCGATGATGTCCGCAGTCAGTGTGGTATTGGACATTTCATGCTCCATCGGGCCGACACTGGGGTCGGCTCAGGGACGGGACAGCCATCACGGCGTTCCATCGGGTTGGGAAAGGCGGTTAGAGACCCTGCTTTCTGCGCGCCGCCACGTATTCATCCATGTTCATTTCCGAGAGCGATTTCTGGGCGCCCGGATTTGAACGTGGAGCAATTTTCGAGGTCGGTTTCGCCTGCTGCTGGGGCTGTTTAGCCGCCGCCGGTTTTCGGGACAGGGTCTGTTCCCCTATCCATGCGCGATGCAGTAGCTTGTAGAATACCGGATTGAGGTTGCTCCTGATGGAGTCCTCCGGGATTTCCATGCTCTGCGCAAATTCGAGGAGCTTCTGGTCCATTTCTGGCGTCCAGCCCTCGATTTCCTTCATCGCAAACTGCCGGGTTTCCTCAACACGCTTGGCAAATTCTTGCTGCGTCTCCTGAGACCGGATGGTCTGCTGGTTCTGGATTTCGCCCTCCAGATGGGTCTTTTGCTGGGACAGATGCTGCTTGTAGTCCCATGCCTCCTGTGCCGCATATGGGTCATCCTGCTTATGCAACAGGTAGGCCTGCCAGTCATAGGCTTCGAACCGCTTCATCTCTTGGTTGACATGCGTCAACTGAGCGCGCGCGGTCAGTTCCGCCTCGTTGGCTTCCGCGCGGGCCTCGGCTTTCGCCTTCAACTCACGCAATTCCGAATTGTAGGTCTGGGTCTTTTCCGTGAAGGTCTTCTGAAGGCCGGTTACGGCCTCGGCAAGCTTCGGATCGACCCTCCATTTGCCGAATGCAAAGTCGAGATCGGTCAACCCGTCATCGACGGGCTGTTCCTCGCCTTCCGCACCTTCTTCGCCTTCCGGCTGTTCTACTTCCTGCTCCTGAGTGCCGTCAGTGTCGGCTTGCTCCAGAACGTTGCCTTTCTCGCCTTCTCCGATTGCAGGCTGGGCCTGTTCGGTTTCGGCAATAGCTTCCAGTTCGTCAGCCATGGACGATATTCACTCCTCGCGGTTGGTGAATGGGTTGTTGCGCTTCTGACCGTCAGCGCTGCGGATTCTGTCGGGGCTGCGATGCCCGCTGTTCTGCCTGTCTGGCGCTTACGCCGACCTTCATCCGATCGGTGATGGCGTTGAAACGATCCGTGGCCTCATCCGCCATGTTGGCGCGCTGTTCCTCGCCGAGCCGCTGCATATCCACGCCGGCATTTGTCTTCAGGTCGCGGTTTTCCTGTTCAAGCTCGGCAATGCGCTGCTGGAATTGCTGCGCAATCTGCATGGCCTCATCGCGCGGTATCACGTCCGGCTTGGGCACAAGGGCTTCCAGTTCCTCCGCGATCTCGTCGGCACCCGGCCAATCCAGATTGCGGGCCAGATGCTTGCCAAGGATCGGTGCGGAGGCAGGTAGCGCACGGATCATTTCCGTCATCTGGAAAGCGGCTTCCTCGCGCCGTGTCGTGAAGCTCGGGCCAGTTGTGACGGTCAGGTCGTACTTGCCCACGGTCAAATCGTGCATCGCCATGACAGGCTGGTCGATGCCGTTCGCATCCTGTTCAAACAGCAATTCACCCGTTTTCGGGTCTTGCTTCTGATATTCCTGGCCGATCTGGACGGGACGCTCCTTGCCGTCCTCGCCAAGAACCCTGACCACGCGGGCCTTGTTGTAGACATGCGGCAACAGGTCCAGGATGACCCTGCCGGTGTGCCTGATGGCGCGGCTTTCATTGTCCTGGAAGTGGAATGTGGAAACGTCCCCTTCCCGCTGGCGGGCCATGATCGCCCTGCCGCTGGTTTCGTTCGATTTTGCCCCAAGGGATGCGTCGTGCAGCCCCATGACGCCCTTCATGTCATCCGAGGCAAGCAATGCTTCCTGCATCGCGCCTGCTGCCGGGCCGGCATCGAGCGGCTGCCGCTGGGGCGCGGCTACCGCATTCTTGGAATATTCGACAAACGCATGGGACCGTGTGTTGATCGACGCCCATTTCTCCGGATCGACATCGAATGCGCCCTCAGGCCCGATAAACGGCACACGAGGAGCAAGCGCCACCAGTTCCGTGGACGTAGTGCGCCAGTAATTGAACATGCGCTGCGGATCGATGGCGTCATGGATCAGCGAGCGGAAATAGCGCTTGCCGTTGACGACAATCTCATCGCCGTAAACCGGGATGATCGGGATGTACTGCCCCGGCCATTCGTTCGTTTCCAGCACCTCAAGCCCGGTCATGATGCGCTGCGTGACCTTGTAGGCTTTCTTGGTCTTGCGGGCCTTCACCGTGTCGGGGAAGTTCTCGATCTGGATGCGAACCAGCAGAAGGTCTTCGTCTTCCTGAAGCTGCTTAGCCGAATAGACCGAGCCGTCCTGAAGCTGGACAATTTCCTCCTCGACCTCCTCGCGGCTCCACCACTCCGCAACAACAATGCCGTTGTCATGCCAGTCAGGCGCATCGCCCCATGCGTCGGTATCGTCCCAATGACGATTGTCGGCCTTGGGATACTTGGCCTTGAACTGCTCCTCGCTCAGGACATCGGTGACAAAGCAGTCGTTCCAGTCCGATGAATCGGCGGCCGTCGCATTCGGGTCTTCGTAAACGCTCAGCGGATTGGAAATGCGCGCTATGCGGATATCCAGATCGAAACTGTCGCTATGCGCGTAGTCGAGATCGATGCGCCAGTACCCGAAACCACCAGTTACCGCACATTCAACACCCGTGTCGTAAGCCACATCGGCGTCGGACGTGTATTCGATGTTGCGGATCAGGCCATTGATGACCTCTGCCGTGTCCTTGTCTGCGTTGCTATCCGCAGGGCGAACCTTGATGCCTGGCTTGTTCTGGCGCGCATCGTTAACCACCTGGCGGATAAATGCCGGAAGCCTGTTGATGGTGAGGTGCGGCCTCGATTCCCGCTTGCGCTGCTCAACGATATCGCTGGGCCACTGCTCGCCGAGACGGGCAAAGCGAATGTCGTCAATGGCGGTCTGGCGGTTGTGGTCGCCTGCATCCTTGCATCGGGAGAAAACATCGCGCGCCCGCTTGATGAGCGCGTCGTTATCCTTAGCCGTATCGTTCGACTGCTTGTCGTACATAGGCAAGGGTTTCCTCTTGCGTGGCCGGCCAGCCCGCAGCATCGAAATGCGCGGTCAGCTTGCGTGTCAGCATGTTCAGCAAATGCGCCCGTTCGAACCGGGCTTGTGGCGTTGTGCCGAGAACCTTGTTGAACTCCGTCGCGAAAAGGGCGCGGAGTTCATCAGCGGTTAGCCCATCCATGAACCTGTGCCAGCGAATTCTATCTTCGGCTTGCCCCTCGGCGCCTCATAAGCAACACAGCCGAGACCGAACGCATCAGCGCCGTTGGATGCCCAATCGTGCTCAGGCCCGAGACCAGTGTTGCGGTCTTCGTCACGACGCTCGTGATACCAACCGAGAGCTTCCAGCAATCCGCCGGTCGTTTCCTCGTTGAACCAGATGCTCGGGAATAGCCTGCGAGAGACCGTCACACGCTGCATTGCAGCGCCCTTGCCCTGGTTCGGAATTACAACAACGTCATACCCCGCATCGCGGAATGCGCTCTCGTATGAAACGTCATAGACCTTGTCGTGGCTCTTGCCGTCATGCGGCAGGATGACTTGCGTTCGCTCAGGCGTGTAACCACGGCTACGAAGCCAATTGAGATGCGCGGCGAAGTCCTGCCCCTGCGCCTCGTAGTAATCGAGCACGCAGATCGTGCGCCCTACCCACTGCTCACAAACGATTGCGAACGCATCAGCCTTTGCACCAGTGCCACCAATATCGCAAACGAGCTTGATCGTCAGGTTCGGGTCGGCAGCTACTTTGCCAATTCGACCGTCCTGTTTCGCTTGAGCAAGAGCCTGAGCGTAATACGCGCCTTCAAGCACCGTTGCGTATCCGCCTTCCCAGATGTGGTCATATTGGTCCGGCGTCTGGTTCAGGCAATCCTCACGCTCCTGCTCAAGAACACTCGGAAACCACGGGTTGTCAGACCAGTTGGCCCGAATAACCGTTGCGCCGGTTGGTAAGGTTTCGCCCCTCAGCATCACATCGACAGGATCGTTCTTGCGGCGCGGGTTCCATGAGAACCACAGCTCCGAACCTTCCGAACGAATTGTCGGTCTAAGCAATGAAAGCGACCGGGCCGATAGCGTCTGGGCTTCCTCTGCCCACGCCCGCTTGAAGCCCTCCAGCGACTTGATCGACTCCGCCGTGTGGTCCTGCATACCCTGAAAGGTAATCAGACCATCGCCGGGCGTTTCGATAACCTCGCGAAAGACCTTGAAGCCGTCAGCCTCACCAAGCCGGAACTCCGCCAGCTTGTCTTCAATGAGACGCTTGGCCGATTCCTTGAGGGACTTCTGGACCTCACGAATGCAGACCGAGCGCAGCCCCTTTTCAGCCAGGCTGTCTTCAATCAGATGGCCGGCGAAGAAATGAGACTTGCCAGAACCGCGACCGCCCCATGCGCCTTTGTACCGAGCCTGTGTTAGGAGTGGGACGAAGACCCTAGCAACATCAACGGTCAGCTTTCGGGTCGATGATGCGACGTTCAATTACCGACACCGCAACAGGGTTTTCAGCGTCACCAGACAGCTCCAGCTTTTCGCCGTACTTCTTCGGCTTCAGTTTCCCGGCCATCCATTTGCGGGCATCAATGCGGAGCTTGGACCGCTGGATGTGCTCGCCGTTTGCTACCCAGCCAGCATCATCCTCGCCGCGACTTTTCATCCAGTCGTTGCGAGCGTCGTCAGCAATGGACAGAACATCATCGAAAAGAGCGTCGGCCTGCGCTTCTCTTGCGCGCGTGTATTGCTCCGAAAATTCCGGGTTTTCAGCCAGCCACTTGAATACCGTCGAACAAGCGGGCATCGCTTCATCATCGCAGATAGTGCGAAGGCTCTCACCGGATACAAGCCGATTACAGATCGCGTCGGCCGTGTCTTGGCTGTAGCCGCTTGGACGGCCTGCGGCCATTGTCCTATTCCTTCCGCCTCACGAAGCCGCCCGCTCGCACTCACTGGCGTCGTACCAGCCGTCTCCGACTTCACCACCATCCTTGATGCGAATGAGAAGGCGACCAGTTCGTCTGCTCTCTGCGTTCTTCTCGCCTGTCTTTGTTCCTGTGTGGGAAGGGTAGCGGTAGAGCATCTGTCATCCTCGCATACGAAAACACCCGCCGGGCGATGAGGCTGGGCGGATGCAAATCAGTCGCAATGAGTGCTGTTATCAGATGTTGTACTGGTTCGTGCGCACGTGGTCAAGTCATTTCGGATGCGGAATGAACATGATCATAGCAGCCCACCAAACAAGCTTCCGAAAATCGAGCCGTACTGCGGCTGCCTCATTCTATGAGGCACCCAATGGTTCATAAGGTACGCTTGGCTGGGAAGAGGCGCGCCGAACAAACCCCCTCCCATCATTGGCCCAAAGGTATTGGGCGGACGCCGCTCGTAGGAAAAGCCCTTTAGCCAATCGCGCCCACGCCGACGAACATCACGAGAATGCGCCGCTATCGCATCCGCGAAGTCATACCAAAGGTCTGCGTCTCGTTCGTCTATCATACCGAAAACACTAGCATTTCTGCCGTTTCGATGCTACCTTTTCCTTGGCTTCACGCCCGTTTTTTGACAGTTGAATAGCCCCAATGACCTGCGAGGCAGTCCAGATACATCCTGAGATTGTCGAGCATCGTATCCCTTTGTCGGCGGGTCGACGTCATCTGCTGGACGGACACGCCCTGACCGCAAATATAGCCCACCACCTTCCATGAATAGAGGCCGTGGGAAGCGACAAGCGCCTCATAGGCCAGTGCCAGCTTTTTTCCCGCATCAATCGCCCGTTCCCCGATAGGCTCCGGAAACCTGCCGCCCTCTACAAATTCCTTGGTGGTGTCCATTGCCTTTGCCCCGGCCCCGCCCATGGCCTCGAAGAGCTTGCGGAACCTGTCGGCAGCGGCCAACTGGCTTTGGCTGATCGCACCGCGTGAGTAGAGAAACGCTATCTCGGATTCCCGCGCGTTCTTGAAAGCTTGGATTGTGCGCGGATTGGTCTTGTCGCCGTCATGGTCTCGTGACCACATCGGGTTTTCGACCTCGGCAATGGTCACAATGGATTTCAGGTTTCCGACTGATACGTTCATGTCAGTCGCCCCCTGATTGCGTTTCGGTTTCCGCCTTGCCATCGTCTGCCCTCGTGAAAATCTTCTCTGCTGCTTCCCTCGCATCATCCCGGCTTGGCCCTCGCCAGAAAGCGATGTTTCCGTTCAATTCCCCAACCAGTGCATTGGCTGCTGACAGAGCTGCATCTATCGGATGCGTGTAGGGAATAGGGTCACCGGCACTGTCCCTGACCACTCGGAACCCGGACCAGTGAGCAAGACGGTACTCAGCCCTGTAGCCCATGCCGTCACGCACATATCGAAAGGCGAAGCGGTTCACCGCCCACCCCTCTTGCGTCTCAGACGTTCGGCTTTGGTGGTCACCGCGCTTCCCTCAGATAGCGGCCCATGGCGGCGCGTTTTTTCGGATAGACCGTCTTGCCGTGGAGGATCGATGTATGGTCCTTCCCGCCCAACCGGCGGCCGATCTCTGGCAGAGAAAGCGATGTCAGCCGATAGGCCCAATATGTGACCGCCTGTCTCGCAAGCACTACATGCCTCGTTCGGCGGTTGCTGTGGATTTCGTGGACAGGGACTTTGAGGGCCTTTGAGATACGCCGCTCGATCCTGCTCAGTGTGATCGGCGTGAACCGACGTTCGCCCAATTCATCCTCCAGTTCCCTAAGCCGAGCCAAGGCGATGTTGCCGCGCTCGATCGCCTCATCAGCGATGCGCCTGTACTCATCCAATCGTGGATCGGGCGCATAAACGATCCGAACCGGCTCGGGCTGCCGGCGTCTGAGATCGATCCCCGTATCCGGCACGAACTTAACGCCGCGCTTTTCCAGCCCCGCCATGGTTGCACTCGCTGATACTGCGTACATTGCTGCTACTCCTGCTCACTGCCGGGCATGGGATGCAGCCCGTGCTTTTTCATGATCTCCGCTGCTCGTCTGGCGCGTTCTTCCGCCGATGGGCGGTTGGCAAGGAATTCTTCATGCTCCCGGCGCTCACGGGCTATCTGGTCGCTGCGGCGCCTGGATTGCTGGCGAAGGGATTCTTCGTCCACATGGCGCTTGGCTTCCGCAGCGAGCCGTGCCGATGTCGGAAACCTGTCGAGGTTTTGCCCCTCAACCCGGCCCGCTATGAAGGCGTCCACTGCTCGCTCAATCGCCCATTCCGGCAATCCGTCGAGAGCTTCGCGGTACACAGCCATTTTGGCCTGTGCGTATTCCTGTGCATGTGAAGCAGATCGATCGACATAGGGATCGAAGGCCAGCACCAGCTTTCCGAGCGGGCGGGTGATATCGTCGGTATCGGCCCGTCTCAGGGGTAAGTTCTGAGGCTGTTGAACGGGGAGGTTCAATGTGGCGTCCTCCCCACCATAAGAGCGTCAAGCATTGCGTGGCCGGTGGATTGAGGCGCGTTCGGTTTTGGCCTGTCGCGCACCCAATTCACATTGAACCCCTGCCATGCCCGCTCAATCATGATTTCCGCCGCCTGGTTCGGATCGCCCCATTCCAGAAACCGCTTGGCGAGCAGCTTGGCGGCATAGGCTGTGAGAGGCTTACGGATCGTCACGCGACGGTGTTCAATCACCGCGTCGGCGTGTTCTTCGTCCAGTACGGTTTGGAGAGCTTCGCGCGGGGTCACGCCGCCATCTCCTGCACATGCTCTTGAATGATGACGACAACAGCAGGCCCGCCAAGGTCATCGGCCCACTTGGCGCTTACGCTCTCTGCGAGGCTGTCGTCGGAAACCACGCCAGCGGCCACCAGAACGTCACTGACGGGCTTGATTATGTTGTCGATGTCTCTTGCCCGCTTAGACCGCCAGTCGCGCTGTGCGGCGATAGCCAGACGGTAGGGACCATCAATCTTGCCCGGTCGCTTACCGGCGATTTCCCAAGCCGTTGACTTCTTCCATGCCGCATAGGCTTTGCTCTTGGTGCTCTGCACCTTGCCCGCCACGATGAAATGCTGGCGCATCTTGTTCGCAGACGGCGGCATGTCGGAGAGTTCAACCCGTATTGCAGTCATGCGGGCGCTCCGGGGCCTTCAAGCGGTGTCCAGCCGCGACGGGGATCGCCGGGGATAGGATCGCCCAAAAGCTTGCCGGTCAGGTCGCGTGTATCAGCCGGGATTTCAGACAGCTTGGCTACGCGGTGGGCTTGTGAAAGCGACCATCCGCCAGCACGTTCGAAATGCTTCTGACCCAGCATGAAGCGGGGGTCCGAAACAGGCGGAGCGCCTTCGTGTTCAATCCTGCGCAGGACCACATACACCTGATCGTGTTCACGCCGGACTACCCCGTACTGGACCAGCCGTGTTACCATCTGTGACAGGTGGCTATGGGTTCGGACATTCAAGTCCTGCCGGGCCATTTCGGGCGTCATGCGTACAGGCTCACCGACCGGGCCTAAGCCGATCAGATAGGACCAGAGTTCGATTGCGCGGGGTGGCGGGAGCATCAGAACAGCTCCATCAGCAGCTTGCGGCGCATCAGGACGGGCATTTCGCCAATGTCGCGAAGCTCGATCGAAAAAGACCGGGGGCCACCAATGATGTACTCGCCGTAATAATCGGGGACGGTCTCGCCAGCCGGGGCAATCGTCATGGGAAGGCCGTTGATCGTGACGCCTTCCTGAAGCAGCATTTCCCGAGGAATGCTTACGCTAACACCCAGATTGCTTGAACCATCGCCCGCCACGTCAACCGTCTTGAACAGGGGACGGCATCCGCAATTCCCGAACATCTCGTAAGCATGGGAAAGGGCCGTCCCAATGGCGGTAAGTCCTTGTTGCGGGCGGGGCTTTGACTTAGAATGATCGCGTATCCCGGCAGCGAACCGCTGCGCACTTTCCGCTGAATCGATCAGCGTCCAGTCAACCACCGTGACGGCGCTTTCAGAGAACTCGACATAGGCAAACATGGACTGCCGAAAGCCCGTCCCGAGGATCGCGTCCAGAACGTCAGGCGACGTAACGGCAGATGCGTGGCTTTCCCGAGCAACACCTATTTCGTTGGCGTCCATGCTGCTGGAAACGTCAGCCAGGAACACGATTGCATTGTCCACATTGACGGGAGCCGCCTTCGCCTCGCTCATTGCTGCCCATGCCAGTGCAGCCATGCCAAGACCCGCCAGTGTCCAGCAAACCGCAGTGGTTATCTTCTGTTCTCTGTCCATTATCCCCTCACCTCGTTTTGTTGGGGGAAATGCGCCGTACACAGGGGGCGCGGGAACGCGGTGGGTTTAAATGCGAGTGTACCCGTCCTCGAAGGCGGTCGTTGGCGACCACGAGGCAAATCCATCGGCGTACTGAACGTAGTACCCGGTGTCGTCTTCGCTGCCGCCCCATCGTTCCGCCCAACCGGGCTTGGTCTTGAATGGCGCGAAGCCCTCATCGGCAGGGGCAATAGTCGCTGACTGGTCTTGGTGGATTTCAATCGCGTCGATCTTCAACGCCCACACTTCCTTGTGGCTTCGGTAACGGGGCATTTCTCTTGCGTCGTTCATCGCCTCACTCTCCTTCCTTGGGGTGGTTGAACACTTCGGAAAGATCGACGCCGACAAGCTTCGCGACCTGCTTGAGCAGTGCGACTTTCTCGTCCATTTCGCAGTCGGGTTCGCCGTTGCGCTCGTCGTATTCCTTGGCGCGAATGAGCAGCGCCTTCATTTCCTCGACATCCCTTTTCAGAGCGTCAAACTCCGCGCGTGTTGGATGCTCTACGATCTGAGCGCCCGGATAATTCGGATTGCTCCACTGATAATCGAGCCGGCGGAACTTCTCGCTGTAGTGGTCCCCGATCATTGAGACGGTGCACATCAGTCCTCACTCCTCAGTTCCGGGGCGATAAAGAGCGCCAGCCATCGCGCGGATCGCAGCAACGAACGGGCGATGAAAATCCGCATCGGGGCCGTGTAGAAGGCTATCCGCCCGCGCAATGAGTTCTTCGACGGTTGCGAGTTCTTGTCGGCCATAGCGAAGCCCTGTGATTTCCTCGATTTCACGCAGTTCATCCGCGTCGATGCTGATACGTTCGTCGCCGTACCAGGCATCCCGCGTCCGGCTGTAATTCCAGCCAAGACGCCGTGACGCGACCCTGATGCGGTCCCCGACATTGACCCCCGATCCGGGCGGCGCGACGTGACTGCGCAGCGCCGTCTGCACAAACTCAACGCTCGACATTTCGGATTTCTCCGATGGGTTCTTGGACATTTTCGAAAGCCCCTGTGCTTTGTTTCCGCTCATGGAACGGAACACTCAGACAGGAGATTTTGAGACTATCGGAGCGGTCGCTGACCGCGTGATCGCGCGACTTGCCGCCAAGCTCAGTGCGCGAGAAAATGCAGTGTCGGGCGCTGCTCAATGGCCCGAACGAATTCAGTTGCGGTGTCGTCTGCCGCACGCCGGAGGACCGTACCCCCTCGTTAGTTGGTCCTCCGGCTTCCCACAGGCCCGCCACAGGGTTCTGGTTGGATGCAACGACAATCATTTGCCGAACTTCGTCAGAATGAGGCCGCAACAAGCGAATACCGCCCAGCAAGCCATAAACCCGACAAGCCACACATCCGGCCAACTGTTGTGGTAGCCGAAGATGAACAAAACCAAGAACGTCCACCGGATCAGTAGCAGTGATATAGCTTCGCCGTTCGTCACCACTTCCCTCCCGCACAGGCAAGGAACAGGAGCGTGAGAACGAAAGCAGCAGCTATCCAGGCTATGAGAATGTCAGGCATCGACACCCTCCAGATCGGCTGGAGTGGCGTTCAGGAGCTTCCTGAGTTCTTCGACCTGCTTGTCTGTGGAATGCTTGGTAAGGGGGCGGAAGCGGACGGCCCCGATAAATTCGTCACCAGAGCACCTGCGCGGGCCATGCCAAAAGCCGATTGCAGATCGGAAGTTCAACCCGTGTACACGGACACCCGTATTGCCTTTGGGGGTCATTCCGACATCGCGGATCGTGTACCTGTGTCCTGTGATCGGAGCGTCGAGTACGCGAACGTCATCTTCGCGACCATTGACGCACACGACCTCGACGCCCGGCCTTGCCCAGTTATAGCTCATACCGCCATCTCCGAATGGGTGGCCGGGACACGCTCATGGGAGGAATGATGAACGGTCCCGGCCTTCGCTGGCCCGTCATCGGAGGGAACTGCCAGCGATTGGTGATAGAAAGCCCCGCAGGGAAGCGGGGAGTTGGCACCGCTGTCAGGTGCTTGGGAGAAACGAGATGTCATGCAGGCCTCCGCAGAAATTCCGGAATGTCGAGGCCGTCGGAATTGTCGTTGACGGAGGCCCCGCTTTCGCTTGCGGCCGGATTACCGCCCTGCGGTGCGCTGGCCTGCTCTTGTTCCGAATGGGCGCTACCATGATCGGCGCTCA